CCGCCTGCAGTTGAATGGGCAGATCACTAGGGAAAACAAAGCCTTGGATGACTTCGTTCTGACGGCTACGCCGGAAGAGATTGCTGCTATATTTGAACAGGTATATGCGGATGATTCGGGGGTGTCTGTCTTTAGAGAGCGTAGATAAAGGAGAGACCCATGCCGAGTACTTACTCCGCTAATCTCAAGATAGAACTACAGGCTACCGGCGAGAATGCGGGTATATGGGGCGCCATTACCAATGCAAACCTCGGCACTGCCCTTGAGCAGGCTATTGTTGGTTATGCTGCCGCCACGTTCCCTGCGGATGCGGATCTGACACTTACATATGCGGATACCAACGCCGCTCAGACAGCCCGCGCTCTGGTGCTGACTACCAATTCATCTGTAAGCCTGTCTGCGACTCGGAACCTGATTGTCCCTGCTATTCAGAAGCAGTATGTGGTCCAGAACGGCACGACGGGCGGCCAGAGCATCGTCGTCAAGACTCCGACAGGTACCGGCATCACGGTGCCCAACGGCAGGAAGGCACATCTATATGTAGATGGCACGAATGTCGTGGTGATGGATGACTACATCCCCGCTGGCTCAAACAACTCTTACGCTATAGCCCCCAACCTGCTTGTCGGTACGACGACGAATTTCAGTACGACCAGTAATCCGGGCGCTATTGCATCGGTTGGGCGTGGGAAATACACGATTATTACCGGGACAACAGGTAGCGGGGATAGCACTCTTACAGTTGAGGGCGTTGGTTTTGCTTATCAACCCCCACTTATAGTGGCTACAGGCAGCACGAGCGATACTAATTTCTATAATGATGGGAACCTATCTGTCTGGCCGCGCCTTAATAATAACGGTACAGGCGGAACTAATAGAGTAACTTTAATAGCTATACGCTCCGAGGCGCGCCTAAAAGGTACCGCCGCTAATGCAGCAATTCAGGCTTATGGTGTTTATGGTTCTGGGGTCCGCGCAGACGCCGATGATATATCGACTGCGGCTGGTAACACTCTTTATGGTGTAGTTGGCCTAGCAGGACATTCGTGGGTGGACTTGGCTAATAAGCCGAATATTTATACTGGCAATTCCTTTGCACTACTCGGGGTAGGAGCTGCGCTGTCTGGGCGTGTTTCTCCTTCCGGCGTGTCTATGAACGTGCTTGCGGGTGTAGCGACTCAACTCCTAGTGACGAGTAGTACATCATCTGGTAGTACAGAGGTAAATAATGTCGCTCGACATTGGGGTTCTAATTTTAATATAGGGACCACTTCTGGCCCTACCGCTGTAGTTACTAACGCATTCGGCCTACATATGCCGGGACCGACTATCGCGGCGACGGGTACAGTTGCCAACTATTATGGCGTATACCTGACTGCCCCCACCGTCACGGGCACGCTGACAAACCGTTGGGCTATTTATAGCCTAGATGCGTCCTCCCCTAGCTATTTCGCAGGCAATCTTGGGGTTGGAACCGCTTCAACAGCTAACGCAAAAGTATCAATTTCAAGCGGCACTCACAACCTAGAATTGGATGTGATATCGGCCACTAGTTACGTAACCTCTTTTGATAGAGTAGGTCTTACTTGGAAGGACCTTCAAATTAGAGGTCTTGACGTAATTCTAACGTCGAACGGGGGAGAACGTGCTCGCGTGAAATCAACTGGTCAAGTTCGTTTTGTACCTCTGGCCGCAGCCCCATCCGGTGCTGAGAACGGAGACGTATACTATGACTCGACTACCAATAAACTGAGAGTGTATGCTGGCGGCGTCTGGACGGACCTGCACTAAATCTATAGGAGCCTGATTATGAGCACTGTATGGACTGTTGAGTGGTTGAACACTACTTCATCTATTGCTGTACCGCCGCTGTGCGTGGTGGAAGCCGGACTCCGCGTCACTGCCAGTGATAACGGCCAAGACTCTTCTATTACTACTAGCGCGTCGTTTGGCGGCCCCGGCGACCCCTTCATTCCGTACGAAGATCTGACTGAGGCTGATGTACTTGGCTGGGCTTGGGCTAATGGCGTAGATAAGGCCGCGTTGGAGGCCTCCGCACAGCAGCAACTTGACGCTGCAATAAACCCGCCCATCATCTCGTCGCCGCTGCCTTGGTAGTGATATGGGCAATGACGTCATCCTAACTCTATCCTTGGACGAGCTGAACGCAGTTCTGAACCTGCTGGGGGAGCTGCCGACCAAGACGGGGATCTACCCCGTGCTTATTAAGCTCAAACTGCAGGCAGAAGAGCAGCTGAAGAACATAGAGTCATGAGCTATCTGATTCCGGATATAGAGGATGCAGTACCGCTTCCTCCGTCCGCTACGATTGCCATGCCGGAACTTTCTCCGGCAGAAGAACTCGCTATGCGGGCTAGGACTATAAAGCTCCTATCAGATGCTACCGGCCAAGTTCTCGTGCCGACTGAAGCAGATCAGGATGCAGCCATGTCTATAGCTAAGGAAATGATGCAAAATCCGGCTATTCGTCCGGATTTTGCTAAATATAACGACGAGACAATGGCATATTTGGCTGGGATGGTTACCCAGCATAAGGTTCAGCTGGTCGATGAGCTGTCTGAACTTAAAATGTACGTGGTGAATAGGCTGATCAACGAGGTTGAGACCGCCACTAGCGCCAAAGATAGGATTAATGCCCTCTCTAAACTGGGCGATATTGACGGCGTGGATGCCTTTAAGCGTCGATCTGAGGTGACGCACGTCGTAAAACCCATGGAAGAGGTGGAAAAAGAGCTACTTTCCACGCTTGAAGCCCTGCGAATTAGCGTTGATGACGCAGATTACGCGGAATATACCGTTGTGGAGCCTCAAAATGGGGTATCGGACGGGGTATGAACGCCGTAGTAGCGCCGCAATCCACCAAATCACCTAAATTAACCCCTGCGCATATTGCTGCACTGCAAAAAGCACTGCCGACACTGCCAGATAAGCAGAAACGACAGGTTGCGGAGCTTCTAAAACAGTATACGACGCAGCTTACGCAGCTAAAAGGCAAAGAATCCTTTCTGGATTTCATCCAGCACGTCTATCCCGGCTATATGGTGGGTCCACACCATAAGAAACTAGCCAAGATCTTTGAAGATATTGCCGCTGGGGTTAAAAAGCGGGTGATTGTCAATATCGCCCCGCGTCATGGCAAGTCGGAAATGATCTCTTACCTCGCTCCGGCGTGGTTCTTGGGCAAGTACCCACAGAAAAAGGTCATTATGGCCTCGCACACCGCCGATCTGGCGGTGAATTTCGGTCGCAGAGTCAGAAACCTAGTCGGATCAGACCTCTACCACGACATTTTCCCGCAGGTAGAGCTGCAGGCTGACAGTAAATCGGCCTCGCGCTGGGGAACGAACTATAACGGTGAGTATTTCGCTATCGGTGTTGGCGGTGCGCTAGCAGGACGAGGCGCGGACCTGTTCATTATTGACGACCCACACTCCGAACAGGAGGCCAAGCAGGGGCGTGCGGATGTGTTCAACCCTGCGTGGGAGTGGTTCCAGTCAGGCCCTGTGCAGCGGTTGATGCCGGGCGGTGCCATCATCGTCGTGATGACTCGCTGGTCGAAGCTGGACTTAACAGGACAGATTATCGACCACATGACCAAGAACGATGACTCCGATCAGTGGGAGGTCATCGAGTTTCCGGCCATTCTCAACGATAAGCCTCTGTGGCCCGACTTCTGGTCACTGGACGAGTTGTTGGCTAAGAAAGCGTCGATGGACCCCCGCTACTGGCAAGCGCAGTACATGCAGGAGCCGACAGCGGAAGAAGGGGCGCTGATAAAAAGAGAGTGGTGGCAGGTGTGGGAGGAGGACTCTCCGCCCGACTGCGAGTTCATCATCATGGCGCTTGACGCCGCGCAGGAGAAAAACACCCGAGCTGACTATAACGCCCTCACAACGTGGGGCGTGTTTATGAATGAGCATACGGGTGCGTATAACATCATCCTGCTCAATGCTATAAAGGAACGGCTGGAGTTTCCAGAGTTAAAAGCCTTAGTATTGGAAGAGTACACGGAGTGGGAACCTGATAGTTTCATCGTAGAGAAGAAGTCTAACGGTGCGGCGTTGTATCAAGAGATGCGGCGTATGGGCGTACCGTTGATGGAATTCACTCCCGGTAAAGGTCAGGACAAGATCTCGCGCGTGAATGCAGTGACAGATCTGTTCGCAGCGGGACTCGTCTGGGCACCG